GTTTCCCAGTCACGATCACGGGTATCCCTTACCGATAATCTCAAGGATTTCATTCTGGTTAGTCGCACGGGAGAAGTCATCAAGCCACGCCTTGGCCACCAACTCCTGAGCTTCCTCAGCACCATACTTGGCCTTCAGGTTACTCACAGCGGATGCCTTGTAGCGTCTCCAAATGTACTTCCCTTTGATAAACCCAGTGTGTACCGGTGAACCCTTAACGCCAGATAACAGGCTTGGGTCTTCCAGTAACTGAGCCTTATGGGCCAGATTAGCAGACATAGCATCCCCAATCTCACGGAGTTTAGCAGGGAGTTGTGAACCGTCAATATCCCCATTGACATACTTGTAGAGTTGCTTCTGTAGGTCTGAACGTGCTTGACGTTGACCATTAAAGAGGCTTCGTTCTGACAAGTCATCAAGGGTCTCTTGAAGTTGAAACGATAGGTCTGCATCCTTTGAGTTCAGGTTTCGATAGAGGTTCTCTACGGTTGCACGTTGAGCTGCATACCCTTCCTTCAAACCCTGAGTTGGTGTAAAGAATTGAGCACCAAGAGTACGGGCTACTTCATCATCAGATTGCAAGGCAACAGTGGCAACATCCTTACCCCAGAAACGACCTTGGGTACGGGCCTTAGGTGGAACAATACCAGCAGACATAGTGCGGCCACTCTCGGTAATCTCGATAGGGTCTCCATCACCATTGTCAATCACTTTGGCTGTACCATCATGATTCTGTCGAATGGTTGGGTCATCAAGTCCAAGACTTTGTGAAGTCTCAGAGGCATTGATTCGTCCTTCAGATGAGCCAAGCATCTTCTTCAGACCATTGCCACCAACAGAGAGTAAACCGGCAAAGACAGCAGCACCAGCCGCAGCACCAATAACGTCAGCCTGTTGGCCAGTCACTTGGTTACGCAAGGTTAACTCAGAGAACCCAGAAGCAGCAGCGTTAGCGGCCATCGCACGGGCAATCGTAGAGTTAAGAACCTTACCGCCTTTCAAAGTGGCACCACCAATAGGGACATAGCTAAGAGGGTCTCCTGCCGCATCACCTACACCGTGGAAGATAGTACCGACTAGACCTTGCTTGTCAGACTCTTCCTGCATCTTCAGGTTGTCACCGATGGTTTTAATCTTGTGGTTGAACTGTTCCTTATTGGTCGTACCACGAAAGATAGCCTCATAGGAACTGGTCGGAATGTCCGAGTTCATCAAAGCAAGTTCATCATCAGCATCAGGAATATACTGGTCGTACCCAGAGAGATTCAGAAGGTGGGACATTGCGGCACCAACACCATCATCAATCCCGATACGGGCAGCAGTACCCAAGATGCTACTTTGAGCACCACGACTAGCAGAGCCGATTGTTGCCTCATAGAGAGAGGATTCGTCAGGCTTAACTGTCAGGTCACGCTCTAGGTCTACTGGCCCAGCGATTTCATCAGCGGCAGTATCAGTAAAAATCTGAAAGTCTGGCCGCACAGAAGTCTGCTTGTCGTCAGTAGGTTTTGCACCGAGTTCACTATATCGAACGTCAATCGGCACATTCTTTTCATTCATTGGATTACGATTACTCACAATACACCTCCATTCAATAGATATTCATAAAGGCCACCTAGTGATGACCTTGAGTATAGCTATTAGCGGTTGTTCTGGATGTTGGCATCATTCTTCATGATACCCTTGATGTTCATCCCTGCTTGGTAGCCACCAATGGTACTACTTGCCAGACTCACTGCCTGAGACAGTTTGTTAGGCTTAGGCTGCGCAGGCATACCTTCAAGACCAGCGATAAGGTTATCACGCACAGACTCACGCTCAGCGTAGATGTTCGCATAGTCCGTCTCATAGTTGGACTGGATGCGCACCTTAGTGTTCAGAAACTGTTTGTCCACATCAGCACGTACTCTGTCCATTGTGCGTCCTTCGAGGTTAGACTCGTTGATAGCGTTATTGACAGCGCCTTTGGCTTGGATGTATCTGATAGACTCCTGCTCCAAGATGTCGCGGGCTTGAGTCATCAGGTTACTCGCTTGCAGTCGAAGTGCAGCATCCTGAGAGTTAGCCTGTCGAACCATCTGGATTTTCTGCTTACGGCGAGCAGTCTCTTGAGCGGCCCACGCCTTATTCTGATTCTTGATGTCCATGAACCCCCCAGCAGCACCAAGGACAGCCATAGTGCCAGACACTGGGTCACACATATTACACCTCCTTAATGAAGTCTCGTTGTAGGAATTGGAACTTCAGAAACTGCTCACCACCTTTACCAGTCACAGGGCCAGACAAGCGGGCACCCAGAGAGGAAATCAGTTTGATGTGCTTAGGGTTGCCCATCCAGACATAGTTCCAAAGGTCAATCTTCAGTTCAGAGAGAACCACATAAAGATTGTCAATCAGGATTTGTCGGAATGCTTTACGGGACTCCTTATCCAGTTCCGGTAAGTGTTTGCTTGAAAGGAACCACACTACGCCTTTCTCAGTGTAACCACCAATGGCATACACAAATCCATTTGCAGAGTCCACCACAGCATAGGTGAAGTCAGAGTACTGGTCACACACGGTTAGGGCCACTACCATTTCATCATAGGTAGGCGCTTCACTCAGACCAGAAGTTACCATCAGCTCATTCATATCGGCCTTCGATAAGTGACTGGCCAAGTGTTCAGCATGTTCTTTCTTGAAGTTAACACGAATCAGTTTACTAACCATAAATCACCTCCATTACGTCAGCAGCAATCACAGAAGGTAGCGCATAGTTTTCACCTAGCGGCACGTTAATCAGAGTGGTGTTATACTCACGGGCAATCTGTGGGAGACAGGCATCATGGAACCGCTTCAGGTCTTGCAGATAGTGCAGCTCATAGTGCTCACCTTCACGGTTACGCTTCTTGAGAGACTCCAAGCAGGCTTCAGGTTCACGGTCGAGATACACCACACAGTCAACATGAGGATACTCCTTCAGCTTCTGTTTGATGTTGTAATAATAATCCAGATACTCACCGGAAGGTTTCTCAGTGGTTAGGAAGTACATCTGCGAGAACACAAGGTCACTGAACAGAGAACGTTCCACCACATAGTTACCATCTGGCAGCTCATTGAGCAGCTTCTGGCGAGACTCAGTTAGGTACATTTGGAACTTGATGCGCTTGTCTGGATTAGACATATCGGCAATCATTTCCTTCAACAAACGGTGGAACTCTGGGTCTTGGTCTACCGGTTCAATCACCAGTTCCCAATCTTCACCTGACCACAACTGAAGTTCATCAACCAGAGGTTGCAGCAGTGTAGATTTACCAGCAGCGATATTCGCTTCAATTACAACAATTCGCATAAGTGTTTACCTCCTTATGTTATAGGCACAAAGGGACACGGGTGTATCCCTATTGTGATGGTTAATTAGATACCGGATGAACGGCGAACGTAGTTACCTTCCCAGCCACCACCAATTATGGCCACAGGGTTAGGAGTATCAGAGGTCAACGTAACAGTGACGGCTTTAGCGTTACCAGCAACGGGATACTTAAACTGACCGGTATCCAATGTTTCATGCCCGATGATGAAGTCCTTAAGACCCATCCGCTGTCCAATCATGTTGTACTCAAACTCTCGGCCTTGATTGTTTACAGTAACCTTGAAGTTGCCAGTACGTTCATAGTTAACCCAAGCACGGCGAAGCTGTAACCGCCCGATGTCCTCAGTAGATACACCACCAGAGCTATCGGTTGACTTAATGAGAAACTTAGAGAACTGGTACAGCATGGTGTAGGCTTCACCAACGTAAAACATCTGCCCCTCAAGGTTTCCATCAAATTGGATTAGACCATCAGTGGCTGGCCATCCACCTGTTGGCTCCTCAAAGAACTTGGTTGTACCATTCGGGAACACGAAGCAGTACTTACCGTTACGTGGGTTCGTCCCATAGATGTCACGAAGCCGGATAGTAGTCTTGTATAGGTCATCGTTATATGTCCCTTGTGGAATCGTATAGGGAATCTTTCTGTCCATATACAAACGGTAAGGCTCGTCAAGGAAATCCTTGGTGTTCTGGGTAAAGGTAATCTTCTCCAAGCACACACCAGACGGTGAGTCAATCAACAAGTGCATCGTTGCACCAATCATGTGGCACAGTAACACTCGGTTGCCACTCCCGAAGTCCCAGTGTGACCATGATTGCTGGGCTAAGTCCTCGTTCAGATAAAGGAACTTGTAGATGAACACCTTGTGAGGCGCACCTTGAGTTAGAATCGTTAGGAAGTTCTCAGTGCTTGAGCCTGACATTGAGTATACACCATTAGGGATATAACTCGGAACATGCGCAGAGATGTCCTCAGCGTTCTTCACTTGGGTTACATCCTGTACCGCATAGAAGCGGCGAATAGACGTATAGTTTGCCCGTGGAGACGCAAAGTAGACCCCTCGGCCAATACCATAAGGTCGGGCATGGTCAGAGATTTCAAACTCAGTGGTCAAATCAAGGCGAACAGTCGTTGGGGACAGAGCACCATCAGCACCTAACACGAACTGGTTATTGTCTGCCCACAGCAGGAGTTCCTCAGAGAATGGTACAGCATACTTCAGCAGTGAGATGCGGTTAGTAGACACAGCCACGTCAATTGGGTCAGAGTCGGACGTAATG